GCGACTGATAACATGAATAAGGTTCAGTTCTACCACGGGAATGCGACCCCTCTGGAAGAGGGTGACGTAATCGAGCCGGGGCACCGGGCTAACTGGAGTAAAGACCTTACTAAGGACTCGAAGCACCAGTACGCGTTCGCGACGACGAACCTCACGGATGCCGTCCGTTACGCTGGCCGCGCGGAATACAAGCAGCAGAACCGGAATATGGACCGGGCCTACGAGGAGCATTTCCCCGGCGTCCCTCGCGGCGCGGTAACAATGGGGATGCGCAAGAAGGCCGGTCTCGAATCCGATGACGCCCTGACGGGAAACGTCTCAGGGCATATCTACAAGGTTGAGCCGGTCGACTCCTCCTCGGTCTCCGTCGACCCGGAGGACGAGAACAGGAAGCGCGGGAAGGACCCGGATGCTTTCCGGAGCAAGGCAGGCTGGCGGGTTACCGGTAAGGTCCCGTACCAGGAGGCGCGGAAGCAAGCGGGGTTCAAGTACTAATGAGCGCGCGCGAGAACCTTAATCCCCAGCAGTTCTTTCACGGGACGCAGGAAGAGGTCAGCCCTGGCGACGTTATCAAGCCCGCCGTTGCGGCCGGTAAGGACATTAACTTCCCGGGACTGAGTTCCCCGGAGCACGCCTACGCCACCAAGAGCAAGCGCGATGCTAAGTTCTACGGAAGCCATGGGGGCAGCTACCCGGACACGAACGTCTACAAGGTGGCCCCCGTGAACCCGGCCGATGTTGAGCCGGACCCGAACGAGTACGCGGCTAACCCCCGCATGCACAAGGACTTCCGGTCTAAGTCCGGATTCAAGGTGGTGTCCTAATGAGCGCTCAGGACCATCTCTCGCCCCACCAGTTCAAGCACCCGAAGCTTCGCGAGGTTGGCGGGGCACTCGCCATGACCGCCGTGCTTGGCGGGGGAGTAGTCGCCCACGTTCCGTTTGACTCGGACCACGCATTCCGAGGGGCGTACGGTGTCGCATACAAGAAGCCACCGGTCGGCCAGAGGAGTGACGAGCGTGATGCTTACACTACGGCGAGTAGCAAGATTCGCGGGCAAAAGGTGACGGCCGAGTGGAATTCGTCTAACGCGCAGCTCGGGCACACTGAGTCCCATCTGGACATCATGTAATGCCGAACAGAGACTTTAATGAGCTTGTCGACGTCCTGCGGCCCCCTGCTCCGGAGATCCCCCGGGCCGAGCAGCTCGAACGGGAGCGGCTAGGGATCTTCTACAGCCATGAGCCAGGGACGGCCCTGCACGCCCCGGAGAACCCCGCTCGCGAGTTCCAGCCCGACAACGGGCCAGTTGAGCCGATCCCGATGGGCCGGGCCGCTGTGTGCGTCCTGGACGAGCGCGGGGGGCATGTCCGTCTTGGGGAGAACTGCCCGCACTTCGAGGGCTACGACCGGGACACTGTGACCGAGGTAACACTCTAACTGGTTCCGCGAGGGCGGCCCACCGGGTAAGCTCAAGGTACAAGCCAACCGGAGGGGGACCCGATGCAAGCCGAACTTCTGACCTACAAGATCACCTGGTCCGACGCGCACGACGAGGCGCACATAGTGGTCCGCTTCGGTGCCGAGCTAGCGCGCCAGTACATCAACGCGGTGTTCAACACCCCCGGATGCACGCTTCTGCGAGTGGAGACCGCATGAGTACCAAGCCGGAGCTGTTCAGCTTCTACCAGTGGCCCCATACGCACATCGTCCACATCACCCACGCCAACCCCGATGGCACTGTGACCATACAGCGCGTCAGCGGGGTTACCGCGAACGGCGGCATATGGTTCGGGGTTCCCCAATCCAAGCTCACCAGGGTTAGGAGCACGGCATGAGCGGCCAGGACAAGATTTACGAGATGATCACCGAGCGGATGATCGCCCAGCTCGAAGCTGGCGTCGTCCCGTGGCGGAAGCCCTGGGCAGCCGCCGGGATCGGGGTCCCTAGGAACATCAAGTCCGGCAAGGGCTACCGTGGCGTTAACGTCTTCCTGCTCGCCGGAGACTACACGTCCCCCTGGTGGGGCACCTACGACCAGATGGCCGAGAAGTCCGGGGCCAGGAAGGTTTCCGATAACTCCCGGCGCGGGAACCACTGGGAGAAGGACGGCGAGTACTGGACCGGCCTTAAGGGCGAGAAGTCGACGGTCATCGTCTTCTGGAAGCGCCTGGTCGTGGACGACAAGGAATCGGAGAACGGCAAGAAGGTCATCCCGATGCTCCGTTACTTCCACGTCTTCAATGCCGAGCAGGTCCAGGGCATCCCTGAGAAGTACCTCGCCCCGAAGACTCCGGAGACAGTGGACCCGGACGTGGTCCTTGAGACCGCGCAGAATATCCACGACGAGTACCTGGCGCGAGAGGGTGCACCCCGTTACCGCGAGACCGGTAACCGGGCGTTCTATAACCTGGAAGACGGGGACACGATTACCGTCCCCGCCCGCGCTGCCTTCCCGGACGAGCGTGATTACCACAGCACGCGGTTCCATGAGGAGACGCACTCCACCGGGCACTCCAGCCGCTGTGACCGTCCTGGCGTCGTTAACTTCGACCACTTCGGGACCGGCCAGTACGCCAAGGAAGAACTCGTCGCGGAAATGGGCGCGTCGATGCTTATGGCTATCGCGGGCATCGAGACCAAGGAAACGTTCGAGAACTCGGCCGCGTACGTCCAGAACTGGCTCAAGAACCTCAAGGACGACCACAAGCTGGTAGTGGCCGCAGCGGGTCAGGCACAGAAGGCAGTGGACCACATTCTAGGCGTTACCTACGAGGAGGCATGATGGAAATCCGTAACCACCCGGACCAGTTCACCCTGACCGACAAGGAGACATTTGAACTCCTGACGGACCTGGGGGCGTCCCAGGACGCCGCGACCGAGTCCGTTAACTGGTCGCACGAGCATGGCTTCGCGCGGGCTCCCCTGGGCAAGTGGTACGTCCAGGTTGACCACGCCGGGGACCGGAAGTTCATCGTGTCGGTCCATGCTAAGCGCGCCAGTAAGGTGACCCGGGACATCCGGTAGACTAGACCCATGAGTAGTCGAAAGGCAGAGTTCTGGAAGACCCTCCAGGCCGCGAAGCTTCAGGTCAAGCAGTCCGAGTCCGAGGGTGACCTCCGGCGTGACATGTTCTACGCGTCAAAGCCGGGTCCCCCCGACATCGACTTCGACCCTACTCCAAGCTCTGACCGGTCGAATCCCCGGACTGCCGCGATGCAGTACTGGCAGGATCAGCAGGTCATGCGGATTTCCTGGGGGGACGGCGGGACCCCGTACCTCTATTACGACGTCTCCCCGGACGAGGCTAGGCGCTTTACCAAGGTGACCAGCCCCGGGCGGTTCGTGAACGGTACTCTCAATATGCACGCCTATGGCAAAGACCAGTAATTACCATTTGGCACAGCGGGGGGACTAGGCTCCTGCGCAGGAACACTAAAAGGGAGCACTGACATGGATCTCAAATGGAAGCTACTCGGCTTGTGGTGGCGCATCCGGAGCTTTAACCCGCCAGTCATGGCGCGGCGCATCAAGCTAGCTCCGGACGCTGCCAGGGCCGACGTCGTCCGGACCTACGAGACGGAGTACCCCTACCGGCCGGGCTACGGACTGGTACTGCACCTGTACGGCTCGCACGGCGTCCTCCTGGGCGTCCTGCAGCCTAAGGTGGACCTGGACGACGCCGCTATCGACGCGCGCCTCCTGCTGGCTCTCCGGGCCGCTGAGGGCCCCGCGTCCTGGCGGAAGCGGGCATGGCTGGCTGGCCGGGCCGCCATCGATGCCGGGGACCTGATCGAGTACCACGCGCGCAGCGCGGAAGAGGCACGGGAGTTCTCTGACATGCTCGGCCTGGACGACTGGCGCACCAAGGTAGCCCGCGACGATGCGTAACAAGATCCAGGTAGTACCTGGCTGGGACCCGCACCGGTACGACAAGCTGGAGCGGAAGGTCCAGCGGCTGGATACCTCGCTGCTGCTGGACTACGCCGACGCGGCCGGGTCCGGCATGGCACGGGCGTTCGGGGACTTTCGCCGGGGCGGGGACACGGTGTCCCTGGAGGAGGTCCAGGAGGGCCTGATGTCACTGTGGGCGATCGTCCAGACCCTCAAGGCCAGGGCCGTTTGACACCTGCGCAGGGCCGGGTAGACTGAAGGTACACCTTGGAGGAGGGGTTCAGATGACAGGCTACAGCACCGACCAGGAGCGCACCGCCCAGTTCTTCGACGACCTGAAGCAGCATCGCCACGAACAGAACGTGCGTACGGCCGAGACCGTCGCCGTCGCCGTCGCGGCAGGATACGCGGCTAGCCAGTGGGAGAAGAAGAACCAGGGGCGCAAGGCGGTCATCACGCAGATGTCCGACCCCGACCGAAGCTCCGCAGTCCGGGCCCGGCGAATCGGTGCCTGGCTCTGGGTGCTGGCCCTCCTGTTCCTGGTCCTGTGCCTGGCCCCCGCAGTCACCACGTCGTTTGTCTTCATCCCCGCGCTCGTCGCCGCATTCGCCGCAGGCGGGTTCCGGAAGTACGGTAACGACATCGTCGCGCGGGCAGCGACCCAGCTTCAACAGGAGGCAGCCAACTCATGATTATCCTGATACTCGCAATCGTGGCGCTCTGCATCGTGTACGACTGGAAGAATTCCCAGTACGTCTCACGGAACGTGAACATCGCCTACGGCGTCTCAATTCTCTTTCTCGCCATCATCGGCCTGGGGATCATCGCCTTCGCGCTCATGATCGTGTCGGTAATCCACACCTATCTCGCCAAGCAAAAGGCGATCAAGGCCCGTAACGACCAGGACTGGGAGCGTAAGTGAAGGTCTACCTAGCCGCTGACTACGCGCGGAAAGACGAGATCCAGGGCATCCGGGTTAGCCTGGAAGACCGGGGTGTCAAGGTCACCAGCCGCTGGCTGGACACGGCCGACGATGGCATTCCCTGGTCGGCCGAAGCAAAAATAGACCTGGACGACATCCGGGAGGCCGACGTGGTAGTCAGTTTCACCACGGGGGCGCACGCACGCGGGGGCAGGCATGCCGAGTTCGGCATTGCCGTCGCGCTGGACAAGGGCCTGATCCTGGTTGGCCCGCGTGAGCATGTCTTCCATTTCCTTCCGGGTGTCCTGCTCCTGAATTCTGTCTCTGAACTTCTCTCCTGGGCCGATGTTTACACGGAGGCGCACCGCTGATGGTCCACCGGAAGAAGTCCGCCGAGAAAGTGGCCCCTAAGGCTCCGGCTAAGCCCGAGACCTCGGCCGCGAGAATTCGAGGGTGGGCGAAAGAGAAGGGCATCCCCTGCCCCGAGCGCGGTCGAATCCCGTCCAAGGTGATGGAGCTTTACGCGGGGAAGAACATCCCGGGCCTGATCGAAGAGGCGGTATCCGAAGAGGTCAAGGACAACCCGATCTTCCATGCCCATGGTAAGCGGCACGATGCAGCCTGCCAGTTCTGCACGATAAACACGGTCTCTCACGGGACCCGGCACGATCTCTGCCCGGGGACGATTAGGAACGCTGACCCGCGTCACCGCCATCGCGTCTGGACCTGCCCGTGCTGGCAGCAGAACCCCGAGGGGCACACCCGGGCGAAGGACTACAGGCCCGCCTGATGATCCGGTAAACTGGAGAAGTCGACAGGAGTCCAATGAGCGCGCTTGATAACGTATCCAGTCAGCAGTTCGTCAACCAGGTGCACAAGACTGGTGGCGCATCTGTCCACGCTAACTCCGGAAAGCTTCTGCCCCCCGGTAAATCCGGGTTCATGGTTGGCGGCACCGCGCCTAGCATGCAGGTTCCGTCCGAGGAGTTCGGGCCCGAGCACGTCCAGAAGTTCGCTGCCTCTCTGCCAGCCGACCACAGTACTTATGTCGGCGGCTGGGAGCATGAGGGCCAGGTCTACCTGGACGCTTCCCAGAAGGTTTCCCGGGCCAAGCAGGCGACGCGGCTAGGCAAGAACCGTAACCAGATCTCCGTCTGGGACAACAAGAACATGAAGGAAATCCCCACGGGTGGTACCGGTGAGTGAGCGGTACAATCAGTGGCTGTCTGACCGTGGCGCGCAGGAGAACCTTTCAAAGCCGCAGTTCTACCACGGCAGCGCGGACCACTTCGAGACCGGGGACACAATAGACCCGGGCAAGCCGTATGAGCGTGTCGGCCCCGAGTCCATGCCAGGGCAGGCGTACTTCACCACGGACAAGGTCAGGGCTAGCTTCTACGCTGACCGGGCCTCAAAAAAGCGAGGGACCCCGCCCCGCGTCTACCAGGTCGAACCGCAGGGTGATTACCGGCAGGACCGGATGACCAGGCGGTCCCCGGAGAACAAGGTGACGTCCTCGCCCCTGAAGGTAGTTGGCGAGGAGCCGCGCGTAGACTGGCAGAAAACGCACCACGTGGTCTAGTCCGATTCGACAAGCCGGGCTGACTGGCATAACCTGAGTAAGTCACTACAGGGGAGGACAAGGCACATGGCTACTGAGGCCGAGCGGAACAAGCAACTTCGCGAGTCACTGGTGAAGGCGCGGGAAATCATCCAGGAGCAGCAGAAGGCGCTGGATAACCTGATGCAGCCACCGAACACCCTTGCGGTGTTCACCCGCTGGTTCAGTGAGACCGACCGGCTGGCTGTCGTGAATACCGGTGGCCGGGACATGCGCGTCCCGGTGGCTGAGGAGCTGCTGCCGTTCGTCGGCCAGCGCGTCCTTATGTCACCCGAGGGTAATGCGGTTATCGGCCTTGACGAGTACCCGGTCCACGGAACCGTCGCCACGTTCGACCATGTCCTGGAAGACGGCCGACTATACGTCACCACGAACATGGACACCGGGCTTGTCGTCACCAGGTCTAAGTCCTTGCAGGGCCAGGAGATAAAGTCGGGCTCCGTCCTTATGCTGGACGAGAAGTCCGGCATTGCCATTGACGTCATCGCCGGGCCGGACGAGACCCAAGACCTCATGCTGGAGGACGTCCCAGACGTATCGTATGAGGACATCGGCGGGCTGGACGAGCAGCTACAGCAGATCCACGACTCAATCGAATTGCCGTACCTGCACGCCGACCTCTTCAAGAAGTACCACCGCCGGGCCCCGAAGGGCATCCTCCTCTACGGTCCCCCCGGGTGCGGGAAAACCCTCGTCGCTAAGGCAGTGGCTAATAACCTCGCCAGGAAGTCCGGCCGGGACAAGGTGCACTTCCTGAACGTCAAGGGCCCCGAGCTTCTGAACAAGTGGGTCGGTGAGACCGAGCGGTCAATCCGGGATGTGTTCGCTAAGGCCCGGGAGCTTGGCTCCGAGGGTGACCCCGTGGTTATCTTCTTTGACGAGATGGAGTCAATGTTCCGCCAGCGCGGAGCGGGTATATCCAGTGACGTCGAATCGACTATCGTTCCTTCTCTCCTCGCGGAGATGGACGGAGTCGAGGGACTGCACAACGTTATCGTCATCGGAGCGTCGAACAGGCAGGATCTTATTGACCCCGCTATCCTCCGACCTGGTCGCCTGGACGTTAAGATCATGGTCGGTCGGCCGGACAACAAGGCGGCCTACGCCATCCTGGAGAAGTACCTCACCGACGACCTGCCGTACGCGGAGCCTATTTCTCTTGGCACGATCATCGACGAGATGTACGCCGAGACCAAGGCGACGGAGTTCCTGGAGGTCACCTACCAGAATGGCCAGAAGGAAATACTCCACTTCAAGGACTTCTCCTCCGGCGCGATGATCGCATCGATTGTCGACCGCGCGAAGACCTCGGCTATCAAGGACGAGCTTGAGGGCAAGGCTGAGGGTATCACCCTGGCCCACCTTATCTCGGCAGTGGCCGACGAATTCAAGGAGAACGAAGACCTTCCGAACACGTCGAACCCCGACGACTGGGCGAAGATCTCCGGCAGGAAGGGCGAGCGTATCGCGCACGTACGTCCCCTCCTGCGCGAGGAGGATGACAAGAAGGGCACCACTACTATCGACACGGGACAGTACCTATGATCTCCACGCCACCACCGCCACCGCCGCCAGCGTCTGTCACCACCAGTAACTGGGCCGGGTACGAATGGAAAGGTAACGACGTCGCTGCCGCCGAGTTCACCATCCCGAACTTCCCTTACAGCAGCATGAATTCCGCCGAGAAGGAAAACCACTCGGCCATGTCAATATGGACCGGACTTCGTGCGTACCCTTACATCGAGCAGATAGGTATCTACGACTACGTTTCAAATGGCAAGGTCGGATGGGCTGGCTTCTGTGCCTTCTGGCCGACGTCGAACGTTAGCTGCGGACACGGGATCTCTACCGGGGACAAGATGGCGGTTTCCGTCCACAGGTCCGGGCTGACTTACACGATGTCCATGCGCGACTACGGCCCGCACAACACCTGGTCGGTCAGCATCAAGAAGACGCTAACCCACGCCGACAGCACGGCGGTTGTCATCGCGGAGGATTCAACCTACCCGCAGTACTCACCCGTGAACCTGACACACTTCGATTCGTTCGTGGCCACCACGTCCGGTGACCCGGTGCTTGAGTATGAAAGCCCCTGGGGATACGCGGTGAAGACCTCAAGCAGGTCAGTTACGATCGCGCACAAGTAACAATCCAGGCCCCGCAAAATATATCCTGATTACGGACCCCCCTCCGGAATCGGGATATATTTATGGGCGCACTTGACGAAGACTTTGAGCTAGATCAAAGCGGTGAGACCAAAGAGGAAAAGCAGCTCCGCGAGGAGACGCAGGTCATTGTCACCGCCGCCCAGCAGGCGCGGGTAAACCTTCTGGTCGACAAGCTCATGCTACTCACGGACGAGCTGTCCGGTAACCCCCTGCGTGAGTACCAGGTCCCTTTCGGCCGGAGGATATTCGAGTCCCTTATCATCGGGGACGGTGCCCGTATCACGGCCCTGTTCTCTCGGCAGTCAGGCAAGACGGAGACGGTCGCTAACGTCATCGCTGTCGCCATGATCTTCCTTCCCCGGCTGGCCCAGGTCTACCCTGATTTCATGGCCCTCGGGAAGTTCAAGAAGGGGCTCTGGGTCGGTGCGTTCGCCCCGGTGGAGGACCAGGCGGACACGCTGTTCGGCCGTATCGTCGCGCGCCTCTCAAGCTCTGAAGCCGAAGAGTTCTACATGGACCCGGAGATTGACGACCGGATCGACGGGCACGGTAAGATCGCCACCCTGAAGAAGTGCGGTTCGTTCGTTCGCCGGATGACCTGCCACCCGAAGGCGAAGATCGAGTCTAAGACCTACCACCTGATCCTTATCGACGAGGCGCAGGACTCGCACTCGAAGACGGTCAAGAAGTCGGTTAACCCGATGGGCGCGTCGACCCGCGCGACCCACGTCTGGACTGGCACGCCGACGTACACCAAGAACGTGTTCTACGACCAGATCCAGAAGAACAAGCGTAAGGCACTTCAGCGCGGTCGGAATAAGCAGAACCACTTCGAGGCTAACTGGCGTGAGGTCGCCCGTTGCTTCCCGACTTATAAGGCCTCGGTCGCTGACGACATGGAGACCATGGGCCGGGAGTCTGAGGAGTTCCTGCTCAGTTACGAGCTGAAGTGGCTGCTTGACAAGGGCCAGTTCACTACCTCCGAGAAGTTCGAGGAGCTGGGAGATAACCGCGTCCAGGCCCTGGAGCACACCTGGTTCCGGACCCCGGTGGTCGCGGGAATTGACTGCGGCCGGAAGCAGGACAAGACGATCGTCACGATCGTCTGGGTCGACTGGGACCACCCGGATGAATTCGGGTTCTTCGAGCACCGGGTCATTAACTGGCTTGACCTTGAGGGAGTCGAATGGGAGGAGCAGTACTTCCAGATATACGACTTCCTGCAGGGATATAAAATCGAGGCTGTCGGAGTCGACATCGGCGGTATCGGTGACGTGGTAATAGGCCGGTTGAAGACGCTCATGCCGAACGTGAACTTCGTCGAGTGCGGGGACGCACCTGGTGAGCAGTCGGCCCGGTATAAGTGGCTCCAGCAACTGATGCAGCGCCGTCGTATTATCTGGCCAATGGGTGCTAAGGTTAAGAGACTGCGCGCATTCCGGAGGTTCCGTCAGGAGATGGAAGACGCCGAGATGGAGTACAAGGGCCATAACATGAAGGTCGCGGCCCCGGACGATAACGACGCGCACGACGACTACGTCGACTCCCTGTGCAACGCGGTGGCCATGACTATCCCGAAGCAGGATCAGAAGCAGGACGAGACGGTACGCGTCTATGACAATTTCATTTTTCGGCCCTCTCGCCGTGGTTGGCAACGGTAGTAGATCACTAACAGTTGTCGTACACCAAAAGGTAGGCTACGGGTATGGAAGAAAAACTCTGCCCAAAGTGCAAGCGCAAGCTACCCGTAGACAGGTTCTCGAAGGACAGCCGACGTAAGGATGGACATCAGCCGTACTGCAAAGACTGTAACAAGGTGTACTACGACGAGCACCACGATACTATACTTGCAGGTAGAGCGAAATACTACCGGGATACCCTATACGACAGGCTAACCTGGCAAGCCGAGTACCGGGCCGAACATCGACCATCCGCTATCGCCGCCGCGAGATTTTGCAATAAAGGAATTACAGCGGAGCGGTACCAGGAAATGTGGGATGAACAAGGCGGCTTGTGTGCCATCTGCAAGAAGCCGGAAACGGCAATGGTGCACGGGACCCTAAAGCAGCTAGCAGCAGACCATGATCACTCCTGCTGCCCTGGCAGAAAATCCTGCGGTAAGTGCTTTCGCAAGCTGCTATGCTCCCACTGCAACGTTGCCCTGGGAATGGTTCACGACGACATAGAGGTTCTGGAGAATATGATCGAATACTTGAAGACCTCAAAGCGAGCATGGTCGAGGTAATTCATGAGTGGTGAGACGGAGAACGCCGTAAGCGGCTGGACTACTGATACCCTTAAGTCGTACATGGAGGCACAGATAACCTCCCTGCGCTCTGCCCTGGACGAGCGTTACGCGACGCAGACTAAGGCGACGGACGCCGCGTTCGTTGCTCAGCAGACCGCTATGCGTACTGCGTTCGACGCGGCGGACAAAGCAGTCCAGGCCGCGCTTGCTGCGGCCGAGAAAGCAGCCAAGAAGGCAGAGGACGCAGCCGACAAGCGATTCGACGCGGTTAACGAATTCCGTGGTCAGCTCGCTGACCAGGCGGCGACACTCCTTTCCCGCGTGGAGTACCAGGCACAGCACACGTCGACCCTGGAGAAGATCGAGCTTATCAATTCCCGGCTAGCCGAGCTGGACAAGATGGTAGCTACGGGGGCCAGCAAGTCGGCCGGGGCGCAGTCCGTCACCGGTACGGGCTACGAGGCGTCAGTGTACAATCAGAACAACAGGCTCGCGACGGCTGCCCGTGCCAAGGTCACCATAAGCCAGCTCATCGCCGCCATGGCAATTGTCGCTGCTATCATCGGACCCGTCCTTATCGAGATCCTTAGCCACAGCCACTAACCGGCGGCCTGTTTCGCGGTAAACTGAATTGAGCGAGCGCGAGGAGTCCTAATGACGATGCCAGGCCAGCCCTACCAGAATTCGTGGGACGACGGCGAGGGTGACGTCTACGACCCGCAGCATAACCGGACGGATAACTTCCTTGCCGCGTGGTACACGCGCGGGTACACCGCCCACCTCGGCGCTAACGGGGAGATGGTCTACACCCCGCTTATCGCGTCGACCCCGGCGAACACGGACTACGCCTCCCTGCCTTCCGCGATCGGCACCTACACCGAGATCCACCAGCAGTACTTTAACCCGGACCATGACCCGCTCGGCGGGTTCCTGACCTTCATGCCGAGCGACAGCTTCACGTACACGGCGGACGGGGTTTCCTACCGGGTCCCCCGGCGGCTGAGCGGGACGGAGACGTGGCCTAGCCTGGACTCCGGTGTCTCCCCCTGGGCATTCTCCATGGAGGGCTCAGGCTGCATCTACATCTGGCTGGGCTTCCTTGTCGTTAAGCTGTTCCCGACAGACATCGATTCGATCGTCACTGACTCCGGGAACCCCCTGACGTACCACGTCATCGAGCATTTCCAGGAGGGGCGGGAATTCGACATTACCGTTCCGTCCTCGGACACGGCCCTGGACCTGACTGCTGACTGCATGATTGACGGCAGCATGAGGCCTTACCAGTTCGACCCCGTGAACCCGCTTGGGATGCTGGACGCCCTGGAGCTTCAGTCCGTCACGACTTCTTCCCCGCCCGCGACGGTGCGGACGTACCTGTTCCCGGCGGCTACGAACCTCTGGGTTGCCACGCATAACTTCCCGTACCTTCCTTCCGTCACCTGTGTCGATGATACCGGGCACCTTATCGAGGGCACGGTCTCCTATCCGACTTCGACGACCGTCCATGTTGAATGGGCCTCGTCTGTCTCCGGGAAGATGGAGCTTCGTTAATGGCTGAATTCCTGGACACCGTTAACTTCAACCATATTCCGGTAGAGGGGCTTGCCCCGTACGCGGGAGAGGACCCGCCTGACAGTCCCGCTGGCGGGGAAACGTGGTACCGCCCGTCGACCGGCGACCGGCTTTTCTGGGACGACCACATTAATACCTGGGTCGTAGGTAACCAGGGCCCGGCCGGAGCTACCGGCCCTACTGGGCCCCAGGGTCCGACTGGCCCGCAAGGTGTCCAGGGGTCCCAGGGGTCGACTGGTCCTCAGGGTCCTACCGGTGCAACCGGAGCTACCGGCGCTACGGGTCCCCAGGGACCGCAAGGTGACGCTGGCGCTACCGGGCCTGCTGGCCTAGAATGGCGCGGGGTATGGTCCAGTGCAACCAGCTACGTTCCTGATGACGTGGTGTTCTACATCGGCTCCGCGTACTTC